TAAAACAAAGTGAACAATTGGAAGATAAATATATTTCCACAGTAAATGAAACCAGAGGACGTGTTGCAAATACTCTTGAATTAATGAGAGAACTTGACACACGTGAAGTATTTGAAAAGGATGATGAAGTAGGAGCAACCTTTGCAGAACTTAAACAATTAATCGAAGACCTTAACAACGAAATATAAAAACATGCCAAGACCAAGAAAAAAGAAATCCAAAATATATTTTGGTTCACCTGCTCAAGAAGCTATAATTGAATATAATGCATCAACCGATTCAGTTGAACGATCTAAGATATATGAAGAACGTATTAAATATCCATTTGAGAAATTAGCGGAGAATGTATTAAATACTTTTAGATTTTCATATTTTGATGTACCTAAGAAGGATATTCAAACAGAAGTTGTTTCTACGATGGTAGAAAAGATACATATGTTTCAACCAGGTAAAGGTAGGGCATTTTCTTACTTTACTATTATAGCAAAAAACCATTTGATATTAAAAAACAATGGTAACTATAAAAGATGGAAACAAAATTCATTATTATCTGCAATGCCAGAAACTTGGAATCCAGAAAATGATTTTAATGAAACTGAAGAAAACGATGAGTTCAAAGAATTCAAAAATATAATGTTAAAGTATTGGGATAATAATTTAAATTCTGTTTTTATTAAGAAACGTGATTTACAAATAGCAGATGCAATATTAGAATTGTTTCGCAGAAGTGAATACATAGAAAACTTTAACAAAAAACATTTATATCTTTTAATAAGAGAAATGACCGATTGTAAAACTCATTATATTACTAAAGTTGTAAATGTAATGAAGAAGCATCAAAAGAAAATGTTAAATGATTATCTTGAATATGGAGAATTCAGAGAACCAAGAAAGAAAGATTTCTGGTCAAGTAAAGAAGATGATACTTCTTCTGATGTAAATCCATATATAGATAATGATTATTTGTAATATTTATAATAAAGAGAGTATATGGCAAGTGGTTATGTTTTAGGAATAAGTTGTGGATATCATGATGCAGCGGCTTCATTAATTAAAGATGGTAAAGTATTGGGTGCATGTGAGGAAGAAAGATTCACAGGTATAAAACATGATTCATCATTTCCAATAAACACAATTAATTGGTTGATTAGTGAATTTAAAGTAGAACCTAATGATTTAGAGGCTATTTGTTTTTATGAAAATCCAGAATTAAAATTAGATAGAATTGAAAAATCTACAAAAAAAGGTGGATGGAAAAATTACTTTAGTAGATTAAAAATAATATCACGAAACAAAAAAGAATATAAAGATACACAATTAAAATTAGAAAATTTACGAGGAAGTAAAACTAAATTAATTTATTGTGATCATCATACATCTCATTTGGCGTATTCATATTACACATCTCCATTTAAGGAATCTGCTTTACTATCAGTTGATGGTGTAGGAGAATGGGAAACCACTTCACTTGCAAAAGCAGGAGATGTTATTAAAAAATTAGATTCAATCAATTTCCCACATTCATTAGGAATGTTATATTCTACAATGACTTCATTTCTTGGTTTCAAGCCAAACGAAGGTGAATATAAAGTAATGGGACTTGCTCCTTACGGAAAGGCATCTACCTTCTTACATGTATTCAAAGAACTTTATACCGAAACAAAAAATGGTGGGTTTGAATTGAACATGGATTACTTCACCTTTGAGTATTCATCTAATAGTATGTTCAATGAAAAGTTATCAGAGATATTTGGTTTACCGAACAGATTACCAGAAGATGAACTAACTCAAAATCATAAAGATATTGCTGCATCACTTCAACAGATATATGAATATTTATTTTTTAGATTACTAACAACATTACAAACACAAACCAAATCAGAAAACTTATGTTTAAGTGGGGGTTGTGCATATAATGGTACGGCAAATGGAAAAATATTAAAAAGAACTAAATTCAAAAATCTATATATTCCACCTGCTCCATCTGATGCAGGTTCTTCTATTGGATGTGCATTGCATTATGAATATAGTACATCACGTGATAGAGTTGATAATTCAAGTCCATATCTTGGACCTAACTTTACTACCGATGATGTATTAAGTGCATTAGAAAAATGTAAAGATGATGTATGGTTTGAGAAAAAACTACATGAACAAATAACTAATATAGTTGCAGATGAAATCGTAGATGGAAATGTTGTTGGTTGGGTAGAAGGAAGAATGGAATTCGGTGCACGTGCATTGGGGAATCGTTCTATACTTGCAAATCCAAGAGATAACCAAATGAAATCTCGTTTGAATAGAGTTATTAAAAAGAGAGAAGGGTTTAGACCTTTCGCTCCAATGGTAAAAGAAGAATCCTCTTCAAAGTATTTTGATTACAACGATACAGTACCATATATGAATCAAGTTGTTAAGGTACGAGATGAACATAAAGATAACTTACCAGCAATTACTCACGTAGATGCATCAGCAAGAATCCAGACAGTTAATAAGAGGCAACATAGAAGAATGTATCAGTTGCTTGAAAGATTAGAAGTAATAAATGAGTATCCACTTGTTATCAATACTTCTTTTAATTTGAAAGACCAAACGATGGTTTTAACTCCACTTGATGCAATTAAAACTTTTCTTAATTGTGAAATGGATACGTTGATACTTAACAATTATATTGTAAAAAAGAAAATTGTTTAAAGTTTTACCAAACAATAAGATACTTATAAACAGATAGAGGATACTAATAAAAGTTAGAAATACCTCAGAAAATCTCTAATCGTATAACAAAGTGGTTAGTACAAAATACCCTTCCTTTTGGTGGGGTTTTTTTATGATCAACAATTACACACTATACGTAAAATGGGAGGTTTTTTTGTTTACCATATTTATATACAAGATAATATGGTAAAATCATGAGTACAGAATTTGAATTATTTCCAGGAAAGAACCTCGGCGATTTGTTTAAGGATATCTACGAGAACCAACAAAACAAAAAAGCTAGGATATCAGAATTGATTGCTGAGATGAGAAAACTCGTCAGACATGCAGGTGATATGATAGCAATGGGCCCGATTATAAGAGATTTAATTGATTCGGCAGTAAAGAATGATGATTCACTTATAAAGATGGCTGCAATTGCACAAAGAATCATGGGAGCTTCACAATCTGCAGAAGGAGATAGTGGGTTTCTATCGGATATCGAGAAAGAACAATTACTGAAGGATTTTGATACAACAATTAAAGAGGTTTCTGATGAACACGATATCAAAGTTGATGACCTTGCAAACGAAGTAGAAGAACTAAAACAAAAAGTAAATAAATAATGGGTAGGTTATCACAAGCAGGTCAAGTATCAGGAAGATCAATCTCCACACGGACAAAGGCTTCTGTTGGTATTGTAGTAGATGTTATTGTAGATGACCAACATGAAGATATAACAGAAACTGGAATAGATAATGGTACATTCGAATCCCGAAGTACATTTATGGTGGGTTCTGTCAAAGTAAGAAAGGTAGATGATGTTAATAGTGATGTATCTGACCTTAGATATTACAAGCCCATTGATATTACTACGTTAGATTTACCTATAATTGGCGAAACTGTTGATTTGGTCCAGCTGGGAAATGGAAATATTGTATATAGAAGAATAACCGATTCAAAGGTAAATTCTGGTAATTTCTTAGAAGATGCAGATGCTAAGGTCAATCCTAAAACAGAAGAGCCAATTGAAGGTGGTGCGAGTGAAAAGAAAACAACCGCTGCAACTGGTACTCCAAACTCAAGTTCACCAACAGATGATTCCATAAAAAATAAATATTTTGAACCAACTCAGATAAATCCTTTAATGTTTTTTGAAGGAGATAAGGTTATACAATCAAGATTTGGGCAATCTATTCGATTTAGTGGATATAATAATATAGATAATGTTTTAGCCCCAACTATTGTAATACGAAATAGACAAGGTAATAAATCATTAGAAGAATTAAAAGATGGATCTCCTACAATGGAAAACATTATAGATGATGGTTCTATTATTGTATTATCAAGTGGAGAACATCTTTTAGAATTCACACCTGGTCAGATTGATACACCAATGGAAACTACTCCAATATATGCAGAAGAACCTGAATTGAAAGGTACGGATCAAGTATTAATTAATAGTGGTAGAATTATATTATCATCCAAAGATTCCGAAATGTTATTTTATTCTAAAGGTAACTATGGATTTATTTCTGATGGTAAGTTTACAATTGATAATGGATTAGATGGAGCTGAAATGGATTTCAATGGTGATGTTTTAATTACTACCAACGATAATAATTTTACAATAAATCCAAATGGTGGATCCGGAGAAATCTACCTAAATACAGATTCAGTTGATGAGCCATTAGTAAGGGGAGAAACTTTAAAAGATTTACTGGAACAGTTAATTGATGCTATAAATGCTCAAATCTTCTCAACACCTGCCGGACCAACAATGGTTGGACCAAACAATCGTGGTGATTTCAATAAAATTAAATCTAAATTAGATACGTTTTTATCAACACTTAATTATACAGAATAATCCATGTCTTTCGCAATCTTTAAAAAAAGTATGTTGGGTTACATGAAAAATCAGGATGGTATAAAATCCACAAATGATTTTGCAAAAAAGATTACACAAGAATATGATATGTGTGTCCGTAGGGGTTCACAAACAGTAAATCTTATTCCAATCTCCACTCCCAATACAAAACTAATGGAAACACTTGTTAATTTAGCATGTCAGATTTCATTAGGTAAACAAAAAGGAACACATACATTTGCAGATGATATCGGTAAGGCAGTTTTGGGTTATTGGACAGGAGCAACATTGGTTGTTGGAATACCACCAATCATTCCAGCACCGGGTTCGATGATGAATATATCAACAACAGCGGCAATGGTAACTTCACCCGGAACATGGACACCTGTTGGTCCATTAAATCCAACTGATGATAGTGGCCTGTTTTTAGATAAATTAATTGCATCAATGCAAATTCACGTTACAACAATAATGGGGTTGTATATGACAGTATCTATGTATCCTGGATCACCTCCGTTTGTTGCACCTGGAGTTCTGCCATGGACTGGATTTACAATTCCTCCTGGTGTACCTGGATCTCCAAAACCAAAACCACCGAGTTTCTTTGCAAACATAATATCTGCAATTGTTAATGCACTTACCGATACAACAATGTCACCAGAACATATAGAATCTGCAAAATTAGAAAAAAAGGAAGCTGATTTAGTTGCAAATGATACAACATTACCAACCGAAGGTAGGGGAACTGCAAAAGAATATTCAAGTTTAAAATCAAGTGAAATCTCATCGGGCCAAATTACGGCCGCTCCTGTTGATTTAACAGAAGAAGAATTAGCTGCCATTGAAGAAAATACTCCTGATGAATATAAATGTGATGATGGTACTAAGATAGTTGCAATTGCACGAAGAGATATTGGAATACTGGAATACGGTACACCTCCTGGTCTAAACTATGGTGGATTTCCAGGTGGACAACAACTCAACCAACGAGGTAGGATTGATGATATGTTTGATAACGTTGGATTAAATAATCAAGCAAAAGTATCAACAACAGGAAGTGGGTACTATTGGTGTGCAGCTGCCGTTGCAACTTGGTGGCAAGAAGCAGGATTGGAAACTCCAAACGGAGGAGCAAGTTGTCAGAATTGGATGGTATGGGGAAAATCAAAAGGATACTGGTCAACTGAACCTAAAATTGGAGCAGCCGTACTATATGGTAAACCATCACATGCACATCACATTGGAATAGTAGCAGGTGTAACGGCAACAGGAGGAGTTATTACAATAGAAGGAAATACTGGAGGAGGAGCATTTAGTAGAAATGGATGTGGAGTATTTCAGAAAATACCCAAATCATACTTGGGATTTGTTAACCCACCATCGTGTTCATAAAAACCATAAAATCAACAAAGATATATTTATAGTAAGATAACAAGAATTAGAAATGAACAATAAGCAATTAATTAAAGTAATAAAAGCACTAGTTGAGGTAGAAGTTGCCAAAAAACAAACGCTATTTTTGTCTAAAACGTTTCCTAAAATCTTAGAAGCGGAAGTTAGTAAAAGATTATTAGAGGTTACAAAGACATCAAAAAAAGTATTAAAGAAAAAGGTACAAGACCCATTTGATATGGCGAATGAAGTTCTTAGAATGGAACAATTACAAATACAAGAAAACGTACAAGTACAGCCAAAACAGTTCACAAAGAATGCAATACTAAATAAAGTATTAAATCAAACTAAACCATTCTCGAAAGAACAGAGAAGTGGTGGGGGTGGAGCAAAATCGGTATTAGATAATTTACCTAAATCAGTACAACAACCAATGGTTGCAGAAAACACACACATACCATCGTATATGGATGCTGAACCAGATATTGACCAAACAGTTAATATGAGTACATCATTGGGTGCAGGTGGACCTGAAGCAATGAGAGCTCAAATGGCTCACAAAATGGGATATCAACCAATTGGTACTCAACCAAATAAAGCTGGTTTAGGAGTACAGACTGGATTACCTGGTTTAGATAGAATATTAAATAGAGATAACTCAGAACTTGTTAAAAAGTTTAAGAGATAAATAAGGGAGAATTAGATGGCGTACATTCTTGATAAAAAAATAGTAAAAGATACGGAGGAGTATAATAACCACGCGTATGGAATTACTTTACCAGTTTCTAGAGGAAATGGTGGTTATTTTAATCAATCATTTTCTTCATATGAACAGGCCAAAAGTAATTTAAAGAACTTACTATTAACAAACAAGGGTGAACGAATATTCCAACCAGAATTTGGAACAGGCCTTCAAGGATTGTTATTTGAACAAGCAGATGATAATTTAGAGGCAGACCTTGAACGAGTAGTAACTGAAAGTGTGAATTTTTGGTTACCGTATATTGAAATAAAAGACATTGAAGTTACCATGTCTGATGTAATGAAAGATAATAATAGAGCACAAATTAAAATTCAATTTTCTATTGGAGGACAGTTTGAAACTGAGGAAATAACATTCACCGTAGAGGGATAATATAGATGGCACTAAATAGTATAACAAAAAAATCGAATCAAGGTAAGGATATAAAATACCTAAATAAAGATTTCTCACAATTTAGAGAAAACTTAATAGAGTATGCAAAAACTTATTTTCCAGAAACGTATTCTGATTTCAACGAGGCCTCGCCTGGAATGATGTTCATAGAAATGGCATCATATCTTGGTGATGTGTTATCTTATTATACAGATGATACATTAAAAGAATCATTGATGTTGTATTCAGAAGATAAGAACAATGTTATTGCTCTTGCGGAATATCTTGGGTACAAACCAAGAATAACATCACCTGCAATTGTAAAACTTGCAGTATATCAAACAGTACCATCAACTGGAACTGGTTCTGAAAGAAGACCTGATTTGGATTACTTATTAAGAATTAATGAAGGAATGGTTGTAGTATCATCAATAACAAGTACACAATTTAGAACAACAGAGTTACTTGATTTTTCAGTAGAAGACGAACGTGAAATTTCAATATATGAAAGTTCACCGGATCATGGCCCAACTTCATATTTAGTAAAAAAATATGTTAACGCAATGTCCGCGGAATTAAAAACTATTGAATTTGATTTCGGTAGTTCTCCAGAACAATTTGCAAAATTACAAATTGGTGATGATAACGTAATTGATATATATGATGTAAGAGATTCCAACGGTAACAAGTGGTATCAAGTTCCATATTTAGCACAAGAAATGGTTTATGTTGATTATGCGAATACGGAACAAAATGATAAAGATTTGTTCCAACACAAAGATTTAGCACCAAATGTTCTTAAAGTATTAAAAACATCAAGAAGATTTACAACTAAAATAAATCAAGATAACACAACATCTCTTGTTTTTGGTGGAGGTAATTCAACAAAAGGTGATGAGGAACTAATTCCAAACTTCAAAAATGTAGGATTGGGATTAAATTCTTCCATTGATAAAATGGGAGCATCGTTTGACCCATCTAACTTTCTAAAAACAAAATCATATGGACAAGCTCCGACTGGGAAATTTACTATATCGTATTTAGTTGGGGGTGGTGTAAAATCAAATGTTGGTGTTGGTGAATTAAATAATATTGAAACTATTTCATTTGATGAGGATAGTACATCATTTCAACCAAATGAAAAGGTACTTTATAGAATATCTAAAAACTCAGTTGCATGTGATAATGAAGAACCTGGAACTGGTGGAAAGGGTGCTGATACGATTGAGGAAATTAGAGAAAATGCATTGGCAAACTTTGGTTCTCAAAACAGAGCAGTAACAAGAAAAGATTATCAAGTAAGGGCATTATCATTACCTCCAAAGTATGGTGGTGTAGCGAAAGCATATTGTGCACCAGATGGTGAGTTGGATAATAACTCCCCTGCTTCTATTTTATCAAACCCAAATTCTCTTGAGGAATTTACAGGATTAGTTCAATCATTGGGAAATTCAAAGAAAACGGATGATGAAATAAAATCCGAAGTAACTAAATTTTTAGGTGGCAAGAAAAATAATCCATCAGAAAAGAATAATCCACTTGCAATCAACTTATATATACTTGGATATAACGCAGATAAATCATTAGATTTCTTAAATCAAGCAGTTAAAGAAAATCTAAAAACATATATTAGTGAATATAGAATGTTAACAGATGGTGTTAATTTAATTGATGGATATATTATAAACATCGGAGTTGATTTTGAAATTCGAGTTTATGGTGGATATAACAAAAGAGAAGTATTGGTTAAGGTACAACAAAGTCTGGCCAAATTCTTTGATATAGATAATTGGACATTTAATATGGCCATTAATATTTCGGAAATAGAATTATTGATTGCTGGTGTTGAAGGAGTTCAATCAGTTCCAAAGTGTGAGATAGTAAATAAATGTTTAGGAAGTTACTCAACACACTCATATAATATATCAGATGCAACTAAAGGTAAAATGGTTTATCCATCTTTAGACCCATCGATATTTGAAGTTAAGTTTCCTAACAAAGATTTAAAAGGGAGGGTAGTATAATGTTTTATTTC